GTTATAAAATGAAGTCACAGAAGTAATAGATGGCACCCACTCTCCATTTGGGAGATTATAGAGACGGATGTCACCAGTATGTTTTGCTTCTAGTTCAAGATCACCGAGATGATTTACATAATTAAATTTCATAGTAATTACAGATTAAGCTCCATTTTTGCGGTGAGATATTCTTTGACTAGACCAGATCTTACAACATCTTCAATACCAAATTCAATACATTCAAAAGAGTCCATAGTCCTAAGAATAGAAAGAAAATCTACAATACCATTCCTTTCATTGGCCTTATTCAAGTCAGATTGACGAGCATCACCACAGAACATAATTTTACTACTCTCACCTACACGGGTAATAATAGAATCAAGTTCGTGAAAATTCAAGTTCTGGAATTCATCAACAATAATAATAGCATTATCTAATGTTGTACCACGAAGGAAAGACGTACTCCAGAATCTAATTGTCTCTTGAGCCTTGAGATTTGAATACAACATTTCAAAGTCTGCATCTGAAGGCATCTCAAACATATACTTCACCATATTTTTATATGGAATCTGATAGATGTCTGCCTTGTCTTCATGGGTTCCAGGAAGGAAACCAATCTCTCTAGTGGCTACCAATGACCTTACAACATAAATTTTTTCATATGGAGTATGCTGATCAAGGACCTCTTTCATCGCATTATAGAGAGTGATAAAAGTTTTACCTGTGCCTGCAGCACCATAAGCGACAATATTTTTCTCTTTCTTGTATGCATCAAAGAGTAAACTTTGATTGTCTGTAAGAGGTTCAATATTTAAAAGAAAGTCTGAACTGATCGGTTTCTTTCTCTTCATTTGTTTTGCAGTTAAACCATATCCAACTGGTTGGTCAGAGGTAACTTTCTTTCTTCTTGGCATAGACTTTAAATTTTCTTTACTTGAGAACGTGGAGCTTTGGATGCTTTATCTAGGACTTCATTCCATCCAGGATTTTTATTGACGAGTCGATCTTTCCACTCGCCAACTTCACCCGAAGCAGGACATGTGGCGGGATCAGACCAATCTCTTTCCCATTCTGGGTTATCAGTTTTCCACTTGTCCCATTCATGAACACTAAGTTTCACTTCTTTTTGCTCACCAGTTTGTTTGTTAATAACAGGGTATGTAGCCATAATTAATTCAATTTGTAATATTTATTCAACCCACCCCATCGCTTCTGCGACAGCAGGAAACTGCTCACAGAAGATTTCCTTAGCGCGGTTAGCAATGTCCATGTGCTCCTTCTGTGTGCCGTTGGCCGATCGCAAATCAATATAATGAATCCATGAACGAACAGAACCTGTCATGTAGAGTCTGGTCGGTGTGGCTAGGGGGAGAACGAACCTCGCACATTCCTTTGCAATATCAGCATCAAGCATTTGCTGATAAAGTTTCATACCTTCTTCAAAGTGTTTCGCAATTTTAATCTGGAACTCTTGACGAACAAACGGGTCAACATCATCAATAGAATTCTGACGATTCTTGGTGTCTTGGCGACGGAGTTCGGGGAGCGGGATCGTCTCACCCAATAAGGAGGAATCAGCATAACGTTGTGAAAATTCTTGATATGTGAAAGACCTATGCCGAAGCACTTGAGCCGCAATTCCCCTTGTAGTGTTCAACTCTAGGGTCATTGTTGCCTGCTCAAAGATGCTCCAATGTTGATGCTTGATACAATATCTGAGGAGACCCGCAAACTTTTCATTCTCCTGATTATTCGGATTACTTACGCGAGCACAATAGGCCATGTGCTTCTCTGCATCAGGAGTAACAGAGATAAGTTTTACTAAATCAGTCTGGGTATCCATCATCATCATTAAATACTTCGTCGTAATCAGTTATGTAATTTGCAGCAGGATCATCATAATTCTCTTGCCGTGTTGTATAAGCATCAACATCCGAATAAACTTCAGACTCCAATGCTTCAACAAGAAGTTTTAGATTCCGTACTATCAATTTAAGTTTGTCTCTTTCCATAAGATAGTATAGTTTCAACTAATTATAGACAAAAAAAGAGGACCCGTCAAGGTCCTCATTTAAATACTTTCCAGTTTGATATGCTTAGAGATTTTAAACTAATCCACTTAGCATAAGTTACTCCACGATATGTTAGAAGTCTAAAGACCTTATCAGGATCGTGAACTTCTGGATTATATTCTGGAAGATCATAATAAAGTTTGATCTTCAGCATTTGTTTTTCCCTCAGTGTTTATAAAGAAGGACAATTTCACCGTAGAATACCGATATAGCAACAAAACAACCTAAGGATAAGAGCCCAGTTAATTGTAGTGCTTCCATAGTTCCTTACTTGGTGTAGGTACGACCACGGTAGCAGAAGGTGCCGTGAGACTCCTGTACTGCTTTACGAACTTCACAATCTACACCACGATATTTGGTGAGAGTGATCTGTGCGTCATGCAGAGCTGCTGCCTTGTTGATTTGCTTTTTGATGATAGTAAGTGTGTTCATTGGTTTTTCTCCTGAAGTAGTTGGATTTTTAGGCCCGTTCCTTCAGTCGTTTGCGTCCCATTTACACTCAGGTGTTTCTTCCTTTACGGTCTCAATCACCTCAGTCTTAATAATTTTACTTACATTGCTTGCATCGACACGTCGGATCATATCTTCAGCATCGGTGCAAAGAATACCAGAGTAAAGTAAAAATTCAAACATGGGATGAACGCTCCGTTCCGCGACTTACTTGCGTCTCATGTAAATGTTCCCTCACATTGACCTTCTACTTTTGACTTAAGATATCCTATTAGATTCAACTTTGACCGAAGGCCAAGATTGGGATCCGCTTGGATTTCTACTCGTCTCTGTAAGAACCTTTCACACGACATGTGCCACCCATAGGGTGAGTCGTCAGCATGATGGGCAAGGGTCAATGCCAGTAGGATACTGAGCATGAGATGAACGTATGAGGCTATTATAACCTTTACAGCCTATATAGTCAACCCATTATGTAACATGTGATACGATTTAATGTTTTGTTATGAAAACATTCCATTATCAGACATGTACTTGAGAGTTTCTTTTAGAGTTCCTCTGTGCTTGAGTCCTATGGCAATCTGAGGGTACTCAGCTTCGCTTCCGAACTCTGCTCTGAATTGTCTATCACTAAAATCAGCACCGAGCAAGAACTCTTTTACTTCTTGCCCACATGCCTCAAGAACCATTTTTGCTCGTTCTGATTCTTGACCACCGTTACCATACACTAATGCTTGCATTTTTCTTTGTGATCGTATTCAATGACAATTTTTCTGTGTTGCGTGGTACGGTCACAGCACTCAACGTAATGTGCTTTGCCGTCTAAAAGATCTTCAATTTTCTCTACTAAATTCTTGGCAATATTCAGTTTAGTCACGTTGTCGCCAGTCATCGGGTTTATCTTGTTTGAACCAATCTACAATTTCATCTGCACCATCAAATCCAGTTTTGTAATTAGATGGATCTGGATCACCTAAACCCATCTTATTCATAAAATCGTCTACACTACCCTCTTGAATATTCTGAGCAGCTTGACGGCGTGCTTTGTTTAACCAGTCTCTTGCTGTTGTATGTGCCTTGGCAAGTTTTTCTACCCAGATCATATCTGATAGAGAGACTTCTTCTTTATTTGCTATTTGTCTACAAATTTCTTCTAGTCTGAGTCTATACTTGGTAGATAGCATTTTAGTCTCGCAATTTTAGCTCTAGATCTTCGAGTTTGTGATACTCTGCATGTGCTCGCTCTTGACGCTCACACACTATATTTAGAATATCGTCCATGATAATTTCGTTTTCAACACCATCATCAAGGTACTTGTAGATAGCTTCTTTCAAGTACCTATGTCTATGCCATTCGGGTGAATATGGTTTGTAATGCATGATAAAAAGGATACTTAATTAGATCATATACGTATTTTAAAAATTTGTCAACGTTCAATTTGACCTATCTTATGATGACCTGCTTCCAGCATGTCAATAATTCTATGACATCCTAGTTCAGGCCTACATTCTCCACAGGTATAGATATCTACAGCAGCAGTTCCCTTTTCAGGCCAAGTATGTATA